AGTCAGATAGATTAATGTATAGCGAGATAAATAGATTTGATACGTTTCCACCTACAAACTTTATTGATATAGGTGTTAACGATGGAGAAGATTTTGTAAAAATAGAATCTTTTGCTGATAGATTACTAGCTTACAAGAACAAAACTTTATATGTTATAAACATAGGTGGTGGTTCTGATACTCAATGGTTCTTAGAATCAGAGCACGCAAACTTGGGAGTAGAGTTTCACGCAGCAGTAGTAAAGACTGACTTTGGTGTTGCATGGGTAAATAAGAATGGATTGTATTTTTATGATGGCTCTCAGATAAGAAACTTGCAGAACAAAATACTTGAATCACAATGGACAGGCCTTGTAAATGATGACACTATGATTGGATACGAACCAACACATAAACACTTAGTAATCGTAAGAGACGCAGCAGCTTCTGGTAGTTCTAGTGGCGATGCTTATGTGTATAGCTTTATTACAAACAATTTTACATTAGTAGAAGGTATGGTTGATAATGCTGTTAAGACTAATATTATTACAGACTTACATAATAATATGACCTTAGGCGTAGGAACTGATGAGATAGAGTCTTATGATGGTGAGCCAGAACCTAGAGCTACATTTGATATAAAGCTAAAAGATGATGATTTTGGTTTACCAAATATAACAAAGAAGATTTATTCTGTTACAGTTGAATACTCAACAAGCGCAGCTAATTCATCAGCTGTTAAATGTTCTTATATAGATACATCTGGAGAGCCACAAACTGCGACAATAGGAAACCTTGATAGCACTAGTGGTAATTATAAAGTGCAAAATATAACAGTAACCCCAGTTATATCAGCATCTTCTTTTCAGTTGCAGCTAGATTTAGATGGAACGTCTATATCTAAAATAAATAATGTTGGTGTAGAATACAGACCAATTAGGAAGAGAATCACATAATGTCGATTGATAGAGAAAAAAGATTTTTATACAACTCCAAAGGAGTTAAAGCAAAGTTACAACAAGGATATCCATCGAACAATTCTGGTAACGATGGAGAAGAAAGAATAGTTAAAACGCCAGATGGTAAACTTAGGCTCTACAGAAAAGAGCTAGGTGCTTGGCACTATTTAGAATTTACAAGGAGTTAAGATGACTTTAGCAGAATTATTAGCAAGTATACAAGCTGGTCAGGCAGCTGGAATGGGTGAGACTGGAGCTCAGTTATCTATTACAGCAGAAGGAGAAAGAAGGGATATACAGGCAGCACAAAGACAGCTTGAAGAACAGGTAAAAAGAGCTGAGGAGCAAAACCGAAGAAGAGAAAGAAGAAGAGGTTTTGGTAGAGCAATAGGAAGCGGTTTAGGTTTTCTCGTTGGAGGTTCTGCTGGTCAAGGTGTTGGAAGCGCAATCGGTCAGAGTATAGCTGGAGCAGGGCAAAGAGTAGGTCGTGTATCTTCTGGATTAGGCTCTGGAATGTTTTTTAGCGGAGTAAGAGAAGATATTACCGCTAAAGAAAGAGATGAAAATAGATTTATAAGAGACGCTAATAGAGCATATCAAGCTAACGTATTAAGTAGTGCGTTTACAGATTACCTTACTGGAGAAATGTTAGGGCAGCTTAAATTACTTGGTGCTGGCGAGAAAGCCATAGATGCATCTCAAGATGTTGCTACTGGTGCAGTTGGTGGTGGTAGAATTACTGGAGTTGGTTCCTCTAGTTCCTTGCTAGGAAGAGGAAGTCTTTCTGGCGCAACAAAAAACATATTAGGAGATTTCCAGCTTTCTAATGCATTGTATAATAGAGTAGGAGAGTCAGCCAGCGATATGTCTAGACTCATAAATAGTGATTTTATATCTCAGGCTAGAAGAGCTGGGAGAAGAAGGGTAGGGTTTTAAAATGAGTTTTCAAGATTTATTAAAACAAGCAGGATTAAGTGGTTTTCAACAATACTTTGGAGACCCAACTAAAGAAGCTTCTATGGGTCAACAAGTAGCTCAAGCTTTTGGCTTTGAAGGAAGTCAAGCAGAACAGTTTGGTCAATTTTTTCAAGGCATAGACCAGCAAAGAATTTTAGATGCAGTTGGAGAAATAGGTCAAAGACAATCAATGAGAACTGGTCAGTTATATGGAGATGTTAGTGGTCAGCTCGGAGAGTCTATGCAACAACTTAGAGCTAGAGCTGGACAATCTGGATTTGCTGGAGCTGGTTCTACTCAAAGACAATTAGGAGAATTAAGAGGTGGAGCTCAAGAAGCTTTAGGTAGAGGTTTGTACGGAATAGAGCAGCAAAGAGGTCGAGAAATGTCTGGAGTAACTGGCTTACTTCAAAACTATCTAACTAGCACACTTAGAAGAGGTGAGCAAATATCTAGATTAGACCCAAACGCTCCAAGTACGTATACACCAGAATCAGCAGAGTCAGTTCTTAATGAGGAAATTTTAAGTATCATGGGTTCAAATCCTGAAATGACTTACACTGAAGCAAGAGAGATGGCTGAACAATTATCATATAGAGACAGACTTTAGGGAGATTTTATGGCAAACGGATTTGATTACGAATCACCAATAAACAGATTGTTAAGCGTTACTATACCTCAGTTTTTAGAGGGTCAGCTTGACAGACAAGAATCAGCTAGAAGATTTGACGAGCAGCAAGCTTTTAGACAACAACAGTTCGATGCACAAATAGAACAACAAGCACGTGAAAACGATATAATGGATAAAGCCCTCAAAACAGAAGAGCTAGACAGAGCAAATGCAGAGCGTCTTGAGATAGAAAACAGTATGTTAAGCAGCATTCAGCTTGAACCTGATTCTGAAAATGCATTAAGACTTGGCGAAAATTTTGATTTTACAACAGTACAAGGTAAATCTAAATATAGAGTTTTAAGAAAACGAATTGAGCTTGGAAAAGAAAACAATAGCAATATATTAAATTCGTATAGGCAGATTTTACCATCTGAAGTTATTGATGATTTAGAATCAAGCTCTTCTTGGAACAGCCCAATAACTCACTCTGATGTTAAAGATAGGCTTGGAATATACATATCTACAGAAAAATTTGCAGATACTAAGTTTAATAATAAAGTTACAATTCTATCTAAAAATTTAGAATCTATTGAAAAAAGACTTAAACCTGTTAATGACATGTTAAGCAAAATGGCAGTTTCTCCTGATAGTAAAAAGTCTCCAGAATACCTAAGCCTTTTACAGCAAGCAAATACATATCAAGACCAGTTAAATAAAGGTTATCTAGAATTAAGCAACTTTTTATCTCAAGAGTCTGGATTGGAAATAAAAACATATGAACCACCATCAGGAGTTCTTGCGGCATACCCTAAAAGAAACTTAACTGTAGGTGTAGATGTTACTATAGATGAAGTTAGTAAATTGCCACCTGGAACATCAATTAATATGGGAGGCGCAACAGTTCAAGTAACGGAAACTGGTGAATTTAAAGCAGTTGATAGTTCTGATGCTGCTACATTTAGTAAAGCTTTGGAAGAAAATTTATCAGAAATATATGTTGATGATATTCCTTCTGCTATTGAAACTGTAACTCCAGAGCCTCTAACAGAAGTTGGTGTTGACGATGCTGGAGCTGTTGAAAGATTAGCAGAAAGAACTTATGAGGGTGGTAAAGAACCTATGTCTAGAGGCTTTGAAGACATATTAAGAGCTTCTCCTTCTCAACAAAGAGAGATGGGTACTGGAGAAGGAGGTATGATTACTTTTGGAGGAGCTCCAGAATCTAATATAAAAGCATTAAGAAGCGCTGAAAAAGGAATAAGTCAAACAATAGATAATCTTATGGCTTCTAGGGCTGAATGGCAAACATCCTTTCCATCTACTCAACAAGAAACAGAAAGTGTTAACAGTAATTACTTACAAAATATAGATAAGTCAAACAAAGAGTTAGGGTTTTTACTTAGAAATACTTATCAAGCTTATTTTAATGAGACAAACCCAAGAATAAAAGCAAGGCTTAAAAAGTCATTAGATAGAGCTGTTTCTAGGGTGGAGTCAGAAAATTCAAAGTTTCAAAAAATGAAACAATATAAAGGTAGGTATAAAAGATGGGAGAGAACAGCTCAATCTGTTCCTTTAATTAGCAATGAAACTATTGCTATAGCCAATGCAATTAAAACAGCAACAAAATTACCAAGCTCAGCTCAAGATATTTTAGATACCAATAAAGTATCAGATGTTGAATTAGAGCAACAAATACAACAAGATTTTAAAATTTCACCACAAGAATTTGAAAGAGAAATAGAGCAAGAATTTAATGCTTTACCAGATGATGTTAGATTAGGAGTATATAATAATGACATCAATAATTACAGAACAGCTATGCTAAATAGAATTAAAAATGCTGCAGTATATGGAAAAGCCCCACAAGGAGCTGTTGAACAACTACTTAATTCCTTGCAATAAAATTAAAGAGAGAGTTTAAATGAACGGACAACCCAAGAATACTTACACCTTAGATGAATTAAAAAAAGTTTATAGTTACTATCAAACTAGACAGCCTAGTATAAATCAAAATACTCCATATCAAAATCTTAATAGAGACCCAGATTTATTTTCTGAGCAATCAAGAGTTCAAGAAAAAGAAATTTTTGATTTCTTACCTAATGTTGTAAAAAAAGCTTACAATGAATCTATAACTGGAATGTCTGAGCAGTTAGTTACTGGAGAAAAAAGATTTGATTTAGATGGTTATGACCCTGGAGTTATGGCTGATATTGGAGCTGGAATACTATCATTTTTTATGCCAGCAGATTTTGTAGCTACAATAGCTGGTGGTGGTATTGGTGGAGTAGCTGGAAAAGCAGCTGCTAAATCAGCCCTAGGTAAAGCAGCTACAATGGGTACAAAGAGATTGCTAAACAATGGTACTAAAAAAGAATTAGCTAATAAAGTTATAAAGTCTGGAACTGAAAAGATTTTAACAGAAGCTGGTAGACAATCTGCTGGTTTTGGTGTGTATACTGGTATAGCTAGCGCATTAAAACAAAAAATAGATACAGATGAAATTGATTGGAGCGATGTATTAACAGATTCAGCTAAGGGTAGTTTATCTGCTGGAGTAGGTGGTGCTGTTTTAGGTAGGGCTACAGCAAAAGGAACTGCAAAAGCTCTTGCGTACACTCAAGAAGCTGCTGCTTTTGGTACTATTGACCCTATATTAGAGGGTAGACTGCCAAGCCCTATGGATTATGTAAACTCTGTTGGATTTGCTCTCGGTATATCTGGTGTTGCTGGAGCTCCTGGAGCTATTAAAAAATTAAATGCATACAAAAGAAACATATTTGAAAAAGAAGGTATAGGTAGCTTCGACAATCTTTCAGTAGAAGACATAGGAAAGCAAAGAAATATAGCAAATATATTTACAGAGTCAATGTGGGATGGTGAGAGAGGTGTAAAAAGATGGGAAATTATATCTCCAGATGCTTCAGATGTTAAGTTTACAGACGTAAGTGTTATTGGAAGGCAGCCTGCAAAAGGAAAGTCTAAATTTAAGGGAGATTCTTTTAACATTATAGACAACAACACTCAAAAAACAAAATTTTTAAATAGAAATGAATTTTTTAAAAGATACAAAGAGTCAAATAAATCTAGAATAAAGACAGAATCTAATATTTATGATATGGCTAAAGAGCTAAAAATAAATGTAGATGGAGAAATAAATGTTTTTACAAATGGAAGGGCTAAAAAAGTATCTGATTTATCTGATAGAGATTTAAATAATTTTCATCAAATGTATTTTAGAAACTATCAAAACTCTTTATTTAGAAAAGGTTTTGCTCAGTATTCTTCTGATATGCCACAAACAGATTTATTTGTTCATTATTTTGGTGAAAAAGCAGCTAACTTTTTACGCTCTCCACTTAAAAATTTTAAAGATAAAGGCTCTCAAGCAGTTGCTAAGTCTCTTATAGATTTATCAGATTCAATATCTGGATTTGAAGCAAGGTCTCGTACAGACATTTTGGCAGCTAAAAAAATACTTGGGAAAAACAAAGCTAGATTAACCAGAGTATATAGAGAAGCTGTAGGTTCTGCTCCAGAAACAAAAGCAAACAGAGAAGCTGTTCAGTTAATTAGAAAGTGGTCTGAAAGTAGGTTTGAATACGCAAGAAAAGGCGGCATAGTCCCAAAAGGTAAAATAGAAAAATACTTACCAAGTATGTTTAATGCTAAAACAAAAGAACTTTTGTTTGATGACTATGTAAGGATAGAGAGAGATTCTAATTTTATGTTTGCTGACAACATAGAGCTTGGTCAAAATTCAAAAAACTTGTTAAATAAAATTATATCTGACAAAGTTATGAATAATAAATTAAGCCCTCAGTTTAGTATTTTAATTGAAGACATACAAAGACAGTATAAAAGAAGTGGTAAAAAAACTAACATGACATATGCTGAAGCATATTCTTTATTTAGAGAAGAAATTAGGCCAAGTAAAGTCAACCCTCATGGCAACCTAGAAAGAAAAAGAAAATTTAATATACCAGAAGAGCTATTAGAAACAGACCCGATTACATTAATGGCTGTATACGATTCCAGGCTAGGAAGAAGGGTGGAAACATCTAGAATTTGGGGTAGAAATAATGAAGGTATAAATGAAGCTATTAAAGAAATTGGAGTTCCTGGGGAACAGAGAAGACTTACAACACTAGTAGAGCAGATGACTGGATTTGCAGAAGCTGATTTAAGCAGGCAGAGGTCTCCAGAATTAAGAAAGCTAGTTACTAACTTTATGGGGTTTGAAGCTATGACAAAAATAGCTGGTGGAGATGCTACTATAGCCAATATATTTCAGCCAATGATATCAACTATACCATCACTAGGTATAGGAAGAACAGCAAAGGGATTTATTAAACTTTTAGATAAAGACTTTAGAGCTAAGCTACCTACTGTATACGTTGACTTTATTAGAGAAATAGTTGGTGAGGCATCTACTACATCGGTAATGAGAAAAGCATCTGATTTTGCTGCTACATATAGTGGGTTTACACCAATTAATAAATTTAACAATATGCTAGCATCTGCTACAGCTAAGATAGCAATTGACGATTATATAAAAGCTTACCAAAAAAACCCTACTAGTTTTAGGGGTAAGTACGCTAAAGATAAATTAAGGAAGTTATTTAATATAGATGCAGAAAGATTAGATTCTTTGACTAGTTCTAAAGTAGATTCAGCGACAGCTGCTTTTGCTAAAAAAAGTCAGCTTCAGAGAGATTATTTAAGAGAACCTTTATGGCTTAGTAATCCAGCAACAAGACCATTTGTTTTGTTTAAAAGTTTTGGTGTTAAGCAAGCTGGTTTTATAACAGAACAAATTAGAGAAGAGTTTCAAAGAGGTAATCCTCTTATATTAGCTAGGCTAGCAGTAGGTGGTATGGCTGGTGGTGCTGCGATTAACTATGCTAAAAACTTTATGACAAATGTATTATCAGGTAGAGACTATAAACCAAAAGAGGATACTAAGTTTAATGAATTTGTTCAGAGCTTTGGAACTGTGGGTGCATTTGGAATGTTATCTGATTTTATGGATGCAGAAGATTTAGCTGGTCAATTAGAGTTTACTTTAAAACCAGTCTTCTATAGTGATTTAGAAAAATCTGTAGATTCTTTTGGAGAACTAATGAAATCTGTAGATGAATTTGGTTTTAATATGATTTCTTTTAGAAGGGCAGCGTATAAAGCATCTCCTATATTAGGAACAAATGCAAGGAGATTGTCAGAAAGATTTATTGCCACACAATCTCAGAAAAGAAATGCTCAAAAAAACAGAAAAGGTAAGGTTAGAACTGATGCATTAAAACTTATGTCTGAGGGAAAAAGTGATTTAGCTACAAGAAGAATAGTGCAATGGAATGACTCAAATCCAACCAATCCAATAACATATAACGATATAAATTATAAAGAAATATATAGATATGTTATGAAGAAGAACATGAAAGTTGACACAGAGAATATGACAGATGAGCAACTAATAGCTTATAGAAATTTTATGAGGTCTCCAGAACTAAGAACGAGGCTATCAAAGATAGCGGAGTTCCTAAGGTAATAATGGCTAGAAAATTTAAACCAGTAAAGAAAACAAGGAGAGGAACTCCGTTAAAATACGTGAGGGGTTCAAAGAATCCATCATCTAGAGAGGCTGAGATACGCAGAACAAGAGAGTTGTATAGAATGGGAAAACTAACACCAGCTATGATGGATAAAATATCTAAACTAAGGAGTGAAAGTGCCACGAAAAAAAGCAAGCCCAAGAAAAAAAGCAAGCCCAAAAAGAAAAACATCAGGGGGTAAAGCAGCTGTACTAGCTAAGTACTCTAAGAGCTCTGGTATATCTAAAGGTACTTTATCTAAGGTATACTCTAGAGGTTTAGGTGCTTTTTATTCTAGCGGTTCAAGACCAGGAACTAGTGCTCATGCATGGGCTGCTGGTAGAGTAAGAAGTTTTGCAACTGGAAAAGGTGGAGCTAGAAAAGCTGACGCTGATTTAATCAGAGGTGGTAAGAAAAAAACAACCACCAGAAAGAAGAAGAAATAATGCCTGGAAGACACACAAAAAAGAAAAAAGCAAATGGATTAACGGCTAAGCAGAGAACATTACCTAAGAAATTACAGCAAAAAATTTTAAAATCTAAAGCTAGAAAGAAGAAAAGATAATGCCTGCTAAGAAGAAGAGAGACTCACGACTAGCTAGAGCTGGTGTATCTGGTTTTAATAAACCAAAGAGAACACCAAGCCATCCTAAAAAAAGTCATGTGGTAGTAGCTAAAGTCGGAGATAAAGTTAAAACTATTAGATTTGGAGAGCAAGGAGCTAGCACTGCTGGTAAACCTAAGGCTGGAGAGTCTAAAAGAATGAAAATGAAACGTAAGTCTTTCAAGGCTAGACATAGAAAGAATATAGCTAAGGGTAAGATGAGCGCTGCGTATTGGGCTGATAAGGTTAAGTGGTAGATGAACCCTAAAAGAAAAGAAATGCCTTGGTATACCAAGTCTTTAATATCTCTACTAGGAAAAGGTCAGAGGGTTGAAGGCAGTGTATATTCACATAGCCCAGAATCTGTAAATATAATTTACAATATGTTTTCAGACGAACTTGGATTTGAACCTTCTATGGTTAACAGATTAAACATACTTACTAGAGCTTTACCTAAAGAAATAGCTTCTTATGTTAAAACTGGAGACGTAAGTAAGGGATTGCAAGACGTAAGAAATCCTTTGTTGGATATATATCTAAACAAAGACAGTCAATCTCAATCTGATTTTTTGAGAGCCATATTAAAGTACGATGAAGACAATAATCTTTATACCGACAAGGGTAGAAAATTTGTACAAAAAGTTACAGAATCAGGATTATTAAACGAGGAAACTATTAGAGATTTATACTTTAAAAAATATAAAGATAAATATCCTCTTAAGGATTAGATAATGCCTAATAAAAAAGCCAAAGAAAGAAAGCGTAGAAAAAGAAAACTTACGATTGAAAATAAATCTATTAAGAGATTAATAAAAAAGAAAAAGAAAGAACAAAGAGATGGATAATAAACAATTATTTGCACTAATAGACTCTCTGACAAAAGGTCAAGGAGAAATGTCTAAAACTCCTATGGGTAGAGAGGTGCTTTATGTTACAAGTCCTAGTATGAATAAGACAGGAACAAGTGCTCCAGAAGGAGTTGATATACAAGAGTTAATTAGAGGTATGATTAGAAGCAATTCTCCTATAAAAAGTCAGTTTTCTAGTATGCTGGGAAGAAATCAATTAACAAATAAACCAGAAGCTGCTAAGTCAATAGATGATATTTTGAGACAGTCTGATATATCAGAGTTTTTATCAAAAGTTGTTTCTGACAAAACAAATGTGGATGTAAACGAAGATACTCAGGTTATTCCAAGCAATGTAGGTAGAATGAATAGAGAAACCTTGCAAGAAATATTAAAAATGCAAGAGCCAGTACCTCAAGGGCCTGAAATGAATATAGAAACTTTAATGAGATTACTTTCTCCACAAATGCAGGAGCCTATTCCTCCTAGATAAAATTTAGGGGTGCAGAAAATAGATAAAACTACACCCCTAGGAGCACAAT